CGGAACGCCAGCGGCCAAAGCTACTGAAAAGCCTCCGTTTCCAGTATCTCACGGGCTGACGTGCTGTTGAGTGAAGCAAGATTGTCAGAGTACAAAAGATGGAGAAACCGGCAATGCGGGTCACGGGCAAAGCACCACGCCATGAATGCAATGACCGCCAGCTCGGTTTTGGAACTCCCCGGCGGCGTGTTGATGAGCAGGTTTCGCACGTCCCCCCGATACACTGACATGAGCGCGTCCACGATTTGCTCGTGATGCCGATTGACCCGAAAGGTCATGCCTGTTCGCGCCCGGAACATGAGCGCGACGAACGCGAGGAAGTCCCGTTCGCAGGCGTCACGGATGGCGGCAAGCTGTTCCGGCGTACAGCGGGAGAGCAGGCCCATCAATCCGCCTCATATGAGCCGCGCAGGGCCTCCCGCAGCGCGGAATCAGGCGCGGGAACGGAGGTCGCCACGGCTGCCGCCTGCGCGCTGGCCTGCTGGCTGACGTTCACCGTGGTCCCCCGCTCCTGCTGCGGGGCGAGGTTCCGGCGGCCACGGGTCATGGTTTCCCACTCCTCGGGGAGTTCGACCTTGGAGAGTACGGCATGGGCCTTGAGTATGAGGGCCTTGTCGAATTGTGCAAAGAGATGGTCAGCTTCAAGACGTTCGCGCACCACATCGTCGATCGTGGCGCGAAAAGTTGTGGGCAGGTCACAACTTTCTTGCTCAACTTCGTATAGCGCCTTAATCGCACTGACCTTTTTCTCGACAACCCCACAACTTTTTCCTTGCTTCCAACCCTCTTTCCGGGCACGCTTCGATGCGGCCTGCTGTGATACCCCGAAACGTCTGGCGACCTCCCCAAGCGACACGCCCCGGACTTCATATTCCGCGCGGGCCTGCTCCCACTGTTCAGACGTCAGCCGGGCCATGCCCCACCTCATGCTCTCCATTCGCCGCGCGGATGGACGTGGTGATCAGGTCGAGAAGTTCCTGATACACGCGGTCGGGAGTCTCCTTTTCCACGGCCTGCACAACCTCCTGATACTCCTCGCCGATAACGCCGAGCGCGTGGTACTTGCCCTCCGCAAAGACGGGATGCTTTCGCCGCGCTTCCGATACGCGCCGGGCAATGTCCTCGATGAGTCTGTGCCCCGCAGCCGCGCTTCCGTTCCCGATGATCAGTTCCATTTCAAGCTGGTTCACAATATCCCCCACATACATCCATTCCGGCACGTTCATCACATATCAACCACCGGAGCCGGGCAGTCCCAAACGTCCTTCCCCTCGGCCTTCCGGTCGTCCAGATTGATGCCCTTCTCCACCTTCAGCCGCTTGAGCCTGTACACCAGCATCCCGACGCCGCCCACCGTGCGCCGGAGGGGACCGAATATCGCTATCCGGTTCCGGCCCACGCCCCAGACGTATGCCTACACCTCAACCGCCCTGTGCAGCGTCGCCGTGGCCTTCGCCAGCATATCAAGCCTGCCGCCGGTAATAGGGACGATCACATCGGCTACCCGTTCCCTCATGCTCTGCCTCCGCTTGCTTGGGGCAATGCCCCGGTCAGATAGTTTTCGATGGCTTCCCGCGCCTCCCACCAGCCCTTGCAGACCTCGACGCGGTACCCGGCCTGACGGAGCCTTGCGATGATGTCCTCCTGGGAGCTTTCCAGCCTGCCGCCCTTCTGCCGCTTCAGCTCGACGTACAGCCCGTGGAACCCTTGCCGGGGTACGGCAAGAAAAATATCCGGCACGCCCGCCACCACGCCTTCGGCCTTCAGCCGGGCCCCCGTGATCGCGTCACGCCGCCCGCCGTTGGGGATGTGGTACATGACGAGGTGCGGGGCGTGCCGGGAATAGACACGCCACCACTTGAACAGGGATTTTTGCTCCTGCGATTCCGTGGGGCAGGCCCGGGCCCGCTTCGCCGGTGCGCGCCGGACGGGGGCCGATTCGTTGGAAACGCTCCATGTCATAAACCGTTCTCCTACAGCGCC